GCAGTTGCTGAGGTCGTCTTGTTGAACTGCCTGCGTGTGAATATCTCCACGGCACGCGAGGCAGCGTCCAGCAAATGCGTGAAGGACCCGTCGTCAGTGACACCGAGTCGTTCTTCCAACTCACCGGGCATGGTGTAAGCGTTACCAAGCGCCATACAGCATCACGCCGGTGTGACCAATGCGCGGCCGAGGAAGTCGATGTTGCCGGTGTTGACGTTACGGCCCAGATAGTCCTTCGCCGGATCCGTCGTCCCCGGATTCGCGTTGATCAGCGCCCGCCCCATGTAGTCGTGTGTCCGTGTCGTCGTCGCCATCGGTCGTCTCCTCGTTGATTCCGGCCGCGCGTTTTACGTCGGCCACAGTGAACCCGTTCTTGCCACTTGGCGCGAAGTCGAAGGCGTCGCGGCCGACGCCGAGATCCGTCGCGAGTTCTCCGGCCTGTGGTGATGCAAACGAGATTGCGCTCTCGGTCGGCTCCTCTTTGCGCTTAGGCATGCGCACTTTCGGCGGCGACACAACGGCTTCCGCCGAACCGCCGTATGTGCCGAGCCTGGCCCGGATGCGCGCGGCCAGCGCGGCGTTGCCCCTGCTCTCGGCGGATGCCAGGTTGCGGTTCAGGGCGTTCCTCACCAAGTCGTTCATCGCTCACCTTCTCGTTCTGGACCGCCCCAGCGTATCCGGGGCGGTCCAGCAGGAATGGCGTTGTTACGAGCCGGCGGTCTCCGCCAGTGGCACGATGCCATCGTCCTCGATGGTCAGCGCCGTGAAGTATCCAGCGTACGCGACCTGCACTCCCATCACGCTCGGCTCCGTCGCCTGAAGCGTCCCGACGCGCTGCTCGAATGCCTCGATCGCTGCGGTCGAGAACACGAACGACTCGCCGGTGTTGAGCCCCGCCGACATGAGCACCGGGATACCGGAGATGGTGCCCATCACGCCCTGCCCGAACGTGCCAGCGGTCAGACCCGGCGACTGCGCGGTCTGCGGGTTGACAGGAGCGAACAGAGGGCCGAACACGCCAAGCATGTCCGGCGACACGGCCACGGCCAGACGACCCTGACCCTTCATCGCCGCGTAGATCTGCCCGACCGCCTGCCAGAGTGCACCGGCCACGGTGGCTGCGGTCGGGTTGGCGCCGTAGCCGACCGCCGGCGTCGTTGTCGCCGCCAGCTCCGCAGCGAGCGCCGCCTCGGTCTGGATTGCGTATTGCGCAGATAGGTCGTTGATCACGATGTCCAGCGCCTGCGGGTTGCTGAAGTCGACGTTCTGACGGGACACGTTGACGTAGCCGCCGTACGTCACCGCGTTCGCGGTCAGGCGCGTGATCAGCATCTTCTGCGACGTGAGTTCCGCCTTCTCATCCGAGGAGGCGCCCGCCGAACCCTGCACCGCTACGGACGTGTGCTGCGTGACACGCGGCCGGTGCCATGTCGCCGACGGCATGTTCTGTGGCCCGATGAACGAGACCAGCGGACGCGCGGAGTCGATGAAGTTGATGACAGTGCCGATGATCGGGTCGGGAATGACCCCTAGGTTGTCGGCTGTCTTCTGGTGGGCGGCAACGCGGTGGAACAGCTCCAGCCGCTGCGCGGCCTGACGGTCGCCGATCGCGGCCTTGTACGTGTCCAGCATCCACGCACCGGCACTGCGGTACTCGGTGTCGCGATCGTCGTTGCGACGTGCGGCAGTGATCGCCTCGTCGAACTGCTTCATCCGGGCGGCGACGGAGTCCGCCAGGGTCGATGTGGCTTCCAGCTCCTCCAGTTGCGTCTTGAGTTCCGTCATCCGTTCGCGGAGGCCCGCGAGGGTCTCCTTCTCGGACGAGTTCAGGTCACGTTCGCCGTCGTTGGCGTTCTTAATGATGCCGTTCGCCGCCGCGTGCCGCTCTTCCAGCTCCTTTTGCAGGCGAACGACCATTGCGTCGTTCGCGTGTCCGGTCCTGCTCATCATGCACCTCTTCAATCTGGAAGGGGTGCACTCTCCGGCTCGTCACCCGCCCGGTGACGTGCAGCGACCCGCCCACGCACTGGGCGGGGGTTCGTGCGTTAGGACGAGATGCGTCGCCGTGCCCATTCAAGCACTTCGTCGTGGAGAAACTCGTCCAGATTCGGTGTTGCCGGCAGCGGAGACTCCGCTACCGTGAGCCCCGACGATCCCTCCCGGACCGCCAACACCTTGGCTCCTTCGTACGCGGGCGACTCGACCAAGCCCAAATGGTCGAGGAATGCCCTATTCACACGTCGCGACATGCGCTGTCGGTGCAGCACCACATCGGACGGCGTCTTTACTTTGTAGCCGATCGACGGCCCGATCATGTCCTCGTCTGCCAACGCGAGTGTTTCATCTCCGCGGGGCGTCTTCGCGATCCTGACCAGCGCGATGAGGCCCTGCTGATCCTCGGTATCCACCTGTACGACCTTGCCGACCGTGTCGCCCTTTACATGCTCGCGGTTCACGCGAATGCGGCCGGCAGAGTCTTCCAGACCCTTGAATGCGCCACGAGAGAAGACCTCGTTCCACATCTCGCCGCGCCATAAGATCCGGGCCTCCTGTTCGTACGGCACCGCGACCACGGTGATGATGCGCTGCTTGAAGTCAACGTCTCGCAGGGTCGCATCATCTCGGCGTAGGATTTCCTCAGTCACTGGCGCCTCCTGTGAGTGCGCTTATGGCCAGATCGGGACGGGCCGGACTTTCGGCTTGCAGTCGTTCGGCGGCGCGGATCTCGTCGTTCGTGATCGCGTCGATCCCCTTCAGCTTGACGTACGCATCCACGCGCTCACCGAATGACGGGCGGCTGTACTCGTCGCGATTCAGTTCGGCGCGCTGCGTCGAGGGCAGTGCCCAGCCGGACAGCGCGCCCATTACGTGCGCAGCCATTGGCCGGAGCGACATGCGGTCGTGCTGGTCGAACACTTGCGATACGTTCGAGTAGGTCATCGACTGCGGGCTGCTCAGCCCCGCAATGAACGGCGGGACACCCAGCATCACCGCGATGCGTGCCTCGGTAAACTGCGCGATCTCGATCATCGCCATATCCCGCGGCGACATGCCCTGATGCGTCTTGAGCGTGACGCCGTTATCCAGCACAGGCGGTGCGCCGAAGTTGTTCTGGCGAGACGCGACCCACTGGTTTAGTAAGTCCTGCGCGTCATCGGGGTCCAGCGTCTCGCCCGTTTCTAGCGTGTAGACCGGAACGCCGCCGTTGCCGACCACGCGCCGGGTGTACGTCTCGATCAGGCCCGCGGTGATCTGACGACCACCAGCCATCTCCAGCGGTCCCTTGCCTCGTGGGCTGTCGGTGGTGGAGTCGTAGCGGATGTGCAGGACTTCATCGGTCACGTCGAAGCCAGCGGCGCCGCCCAACCAGTGCCGGCGCATGCCGCCGCGCAGTTCGACGTGCATCAACCACGGCGGCACGACGCGGAACGTCAGCGGGTAGTCGTTCGCGCCCCGGGCGACCGGAAGGATGAACGCCTCGCCCATCAGGAAGTCGCGGAACAGTTGCTTCGCGAACTCGTGCCATGACGAGTAGATCGACGGGTCGGGGTTGATCATCCAGCTCGTCGGCTCCATCACCCGGCCGCTGCGTGTGCGGTAGACGGGCATTGCGGACAGCACCGTCGCGGACCGATCGATGCACGTCCACGCGATGTCCACGAGCGCGTTGAACCGGCCGTTCCAGTCCCAAGCGGGCGTCGACCATTCGGCCGGCCAGCCGCTCCACGGCGACGGGGAGATGACCGGCATCTGGCGCGGCTCCACGGGCTGGAATTGAAGCTCCACGCCGTCCGGATCGCCCGGTATGTAGTCGGGTGACGCGACCGTAGGCGGATCGGCCGGCGACTGGTTGGCGTTAGGCTCGACGCCGGCGTGGTTCGGGCGGCCGAATAGAGTCGACCAGAAGCTCATGCCTGAGCCTCCTTGCCACGCCACACATGGATCCGTGGCTTGCGCGCCAGTTCGACACCGCTGAGTGCAATCGTTGCCGCCTTGAGCGGAGATATGTCCAGCCCGCCCAGCCGTGCCCACACCCAGCCGCCTTCTTTCCCCACGTCACGCCGGCCGGCCGCGGCCGCCGCCTTATTCAGACACGGCTGGTCTATGTGCCGAATGCGCGAGTCCTGCACAGCCGACAGCACCTCGCCGCAAGCCTGCTGGTACTCGCGAGACGATACCTCGACGACTTCGACGCCGGCCTCCTTTAGCGGTCGGATGAACGCCCCCTCGCTACCCGCTGGGTCGATCCGGATCGGCTTGCGCTTGCGCTGGTGCAGATCCACGAGGAACTCCTGCACCCACGCAGTCCCCTCACCGAACTTCACGTTATCCACGTATAAGCCGCCTGCGATTCGCCCCGCCGATCCTACGCTTGACCACGAGCCGTCAGGAGCTACGGCGAGTCCGTACGCAACCGCGTCAACGCGGCTAGGCGGCTGGATACTGAGCTTTGCCCACTGTGCCTGCGGGATGACGCCCGCGCTCCCGTCTCCACCCTCCCGGATGCCCATCCGTTCGCGATTGAACTCGCCAACGCCTTCGGGCGTCGAGCAAAGCGTGCGGCGCTCGTTTTCGACGAACGATTCGTCGATTCGGATGCCAAGCGCCGGATTCGCTCGCCGGCAAGCCTCCATGTCATCGGGCCGCGTTTCGGCATCGTTCTCCCACGCCCGCAGGAACAGCGAGCCGGGATCCGCAGACTCGGCACGCTTGAGCAGTGCGTGCAAGAACTCGGAGCCGAAGTGCGGGGCAGATGAGAAATACCAGGCCTGCGGGTTCGGCCGGGCCGACAACGCCGGCAGGACGCTGCCCACCGTCGCTACCGGCAACTCGAATGCCTCATCGAAGTAGACCGTATCCCCGGAGAAGCCGCGAATGCTCGAGCGCGACCGAGCGAGGAACCGCAGCCGTTCGCCGGTACGTAACTCGATGCCCTGATCTCCCGAACCCGTACGGATAATCTTGACCTGCTGGCGCAGCTTCGCCGAGCCCTCGACCAGTTCCTTGACCCGCAGGAAATGCTCAGAACAGGTTTTGAACTCATGGGCGGTATGGATCTGAAGTCGCTCCGCGAGCACGAACAGACCGACGATCTGACGGGCTTCCATGATAGTGCCCTTGCCGTTCTGGCGAGGGACCACTCCAGCTACCTCGAACGCTGCCCATTTTTCGTCCCATCCCGGCGTGAGTGCGCCGAACAAAAACGATTCCTGCCAATCGTCCAGGATCAGCCCGGCCCAGCCGAGAACCTGACGGATCTCGTCCCCGAGCTGGGTATCAAGCTCCGCGGCGCTGTTTGGCGCGCAACTGAGCGTTGGCGGCAGCCCTGCGCGCCTTTCTACGCTCAACAAGCTCGTCAACGTCCGTGCGCTCCTTGGCAGGCAGCCCCGCCAGTTCCGCCAGCACCGCCTGAAGCCGGGCCGCGAACTGCGGCACCACGTTCGGGTCCGCCTTGGCCATCTTCTCCGCTAGCTCGTCCCGCAACGCTTCCAACGAGGCCCGGTGGTCGCCCGACTTGAGTGTGGCCACGAGCCCCGTCTGCGCCGTCCTACGCTTGCCCATGGACAGCCCGTATATAAAAACGAG